AAGAAGATTTGGTTAGCACAAATGTGTTACCAGGCGATATGTACGTCGGATAGTCATGCTAAAGATTTATAGAATATATAAGTGCACTAATAAAATAAACGGTAAAACTTACATAGGTTTTACTAATAAAAAATTAGAAAAAAGAATAATTGAACATATTTCTAGTGCAAATACGAATAGTAAATACTTGTTACATAAAGCTATACGAAAATATGGTGTGGATGTTTTTCATTGGGAAACTATACTCGAATCTTTAGATAAAAACTATTTATTATCAGAAATGGAAAACTACTTTATTTTAGAATCAAACTCATACTTTGAAGAAGGTTATGGATATAACATGACTTTTGGTGGTCAAGGTGGAATGTTAGGTAAAAAGCACTCTGAAAACACATTAAATAAATTAAAAATTGCTAGAAAAAATCGAAAAGTTGAGCCTATGTTAGGTAAAAAACATTCGGACATATCAAAGCAAAAAATGAGTTTAGCTAAATTAGGTAAGACCAAAAGTGACGAATATAAACAAACCTGCTCTGAAAGAAATAAAAAAAGATACTCTGACCCCGAAAAAAGAAAAATTCTTTCAGAAGCTATTAAGTTGATGTGGCAGAAAAGAAAGCTGCAACAGTTAGGGGTTCAAAATTAGTACAAACTTCTATTTTAATAATTTTCCTGTAAATCAAGTCACACCAGAACAACTTCTAGTTGAGGATTTGGTTATCGAGGCTATGCAAATAAAAGGCATGGATGTCTTTTACATAGAGCGTTCTTCTCGTGATCAGATTGATTATATTTATGGCGAAGACGTCACCTCTGAGTTTAGACGAGCAACCCCAGTTGAGATGTATCTCGAGAATGTTACTGGTATGGATGGTGAAGGCGACTTCATTTCTAAATTTGGTCTAGAAATTCGTGATGAGATAACTATGTTAGTCTCTCGTCGTAGATTCAAAATGTCAAACAACACTATAGATCGACCAAGAGAAGGCGATTTGGTGTACGTGCCAATGATACAAAACCTTTTTGAGATCACGTTCGTTGAACACGAGAACGATCAAGCAATGTTCCACACACTAGGTAGAGGTCGTGGTGGAAACGTTTATCTTTACGCTTTAAAACTAAAACAGTTTGTATTCTCTGAAGAGATTATAGAGACTGGTATTGAAGAAATAGACATTCAAATTAGATCTGCGTATAAGAAAACAAGACTACCACTTGCGAACACCGTTGTGGCTCCTTGGTCGACAGGCATGTTTATACCGGACGAGATTGTATACCAAGGTACGTCATTAGCAACATCAACCGCCCAAGCTGTCGTATATTCATATACCGCCAACTCTACTATGGATATCATTAGAGTGAAGGGTGCATTTACTACAGGTAATGTTAAGGGTAACACTTCAGGATCAATTAGAAGCGTTCTTCTTGTTGATGACGAGTCTCCTTTCAGCTCTATATTTGAAGATATTGCAGACAATAAACGTATTCAAACGGAATCTGATTTAATTATTGATTTCACTGAATCTAATCCGTTCGGAGAAACATAATGTTAAAAAACGCGCACTTTTATAATAGAACTATAAGAAAAATAGTTGTGGCGTTTGGCACACTATTCAACGACATTACTGTTGTTAGAAGAAGTTTAAATCAAGTAACCGAATACGAACGTATAAAAGTTCCGTTGTCGTATGGTCCAAAAGAAAAGTATTTAACTAGATTAACATCTGATCCAGATTTAATTAAAAGTATTGCTACTGCTGTTCCTAGAATAAGTTTTGATATGACTGGTATCAATTATGATACATCAAGAAAGCAGATGACGTCATTAAAAAACTTTTCAGCAATCAACGGATCTACAGCAAACGTTCAATACGCGCCTATTCCATACAATTTTAATTTCTCATTATCAATTTACGTGAGAAATACTGAAGATGGTACGCAAATACTAGAACAAATCTTACCTTTCTTCACTCCTGATTTTACTGTTACTGTAGACCTAATTGAGGGAATGGATCAGAAATACGATATTCCTATTATATTAAATGACGTATCTCCTTCTATTGATTATGAAGGCGATATGATGACGACTAGACTTATAATCTGGGAACTCACGTTTACTCTAAAAGGGTACATATTCCCAGCACTAAAAACAGGTAAGATAATTAACAAAGCAAATACTAACGTGTATCTTGACACTAGAAATCTAGATAGTCAAAAAGTATACGTAAATGTTGCTACAGGTAATGGTGTTTACACCACTGGCGAAACTATCAGGGTAGAAGCTAAAAATATTACCGGTAAGGTAACTTACTTTGCGAATAACGTTACTGGTACGTTGATCGTTGAAGAACTCTCCAGCTTACTGAGTGCAAACGACGTAATTAAAGGCGATTATTCAAACTCACTATATACTATAGATAGAGTAGACTTGAACCCCGCGAAAGCGTTTATGATCGTAACGACACCCTATCCTATTACAGCAAATGCTGATAGCGATTACGGATTTACAGAAACTCTTACAGAATGGCCTGACACTTTACTATGAAAGAATTAAATAAAAATTTATCTGAGATGTTTGATGTTAATCCTTTGGTTATACAAAAATCTCAAGATTTGATACCAGCACCAGAAGAGTTGAGCGATGAGGCTCAAGAAGATTTTACGTTTGCTAGAAGCAACATTAGAAATCTTATTCGACAAGGAACAGGTGCTGTTGATAATATCTTAGAGGTCGCTCGTGAGTCAGAACATCCTAGAGCATATGAAGTAGTTTCTACTTTGATTAAAACTATGGCCGAGATGAATAAAGACTTGATAGAGATACAGAAAAAGAAAAAAGAAATGATTGGTGGCTCAGCGAAGTCTCAAGACAATCAAACTATTAATGTTGATAAAGCAGTTTTTGTGGGCTCAACTACAGATTTAATAAAACAAATGAAGGAAAAGAAAAATGGAAACACTGATTGATTTAATGAAAAAAACGTTGGCAGATACGTTTGTCACGTATTTGAAAGCACACAACTTTCATTGGAATGTAGAGGGCGCAAACTTCGTGCAATTCCATGACTTTTTTGGTGAGCTTTATACAGAGTTACATGGTTCTGTAGATGTTATTGCGGAAGAAATTCGAGCACTAGACGCTTATGTGCCAGGTTCTATGACCAGATTCATTGAACTTGCTGAAGTCCAAGACCAGACAAATATATTGCAACCAGTTGCTATGTGCTTTGAGTTATCAAAAGACAATGAGATTATTCTTGCTGATTTGAATGTTGCGTTTGATTTAGCTTCAGAAATGAAACTACAGGGACTTGCGGACTTTCTCAGTGGTAGAATAGATACCCATAACAAACACGCATGGATGTTAAGAAGTATCACTAAGTAATGCTTAGTACATTACTTGAAAGACCCGACATACCAAATAATACACGTTGTCAAGAGTTTTGTCAAGCGATAAATGAAAATAAAGATTAAATATTATGGATATTGATAAGGGTTATTTAGGAAACGTCAAGCTCAAGCGAACAAGTACGCTTATTCAATATACTCAAGACCAGTTAGATGAGATTGAGAAGTGTATTGATGACCCAGTATATTTTATTAAGACTTATGTAAAGATTGTTAACGTTGATAGAGGTTTGGTGCCTTTTGAGATGTGGCCATTTCAAGAAGAGATGGTGCATTCGTTTCATAACGAACGTTTTACGATTGCGAAGATGCCTCGTCAGGTTGGTAAAACTACAACAGCCGCTGGTTATATGTTGCACTCAGTATTGTTTAATGACAACTACTCGATTGCTATTCTTGCCAACAAGGGTGCACTTGCTCGAGAGATTCTTGATAGAATTAAATATGCATATGAATATCTACCAGCGTGGTTACAGCAGGGTATTGTAACATGGAACAAAGGCAACATTGAACTAGAGAATGGTTCTAAAATTGCTGCGTTTGCAACAAGCTCTTCTGGTGTTCGAGGAGGTTCATATAACTTGATATTTCTTGATGAGTTTGCTTTCGTTCCTCAGAATATGGCAAACGAGTTCTTTACATCAACTTATCCTGTTATTTCTTCTGGTAAAACGACTAAAGTTATTATCGTATCAACACCATACGGTTTGAATCACTTCTACAAAATGTGGATGGATGCTACCGAAAAAAGGTCAGATTATAATCCAATTGAAGTTCATTGGTCAATGGTGCCGGGTAGAGATGAAGCTTGGAAAGAACAGACAGTAAGAAATACTAGTGAAGAGCAGTTCTCCCAAGAATTTGAAACCAACTTCTTAGGTTCAACATCAACATTAATATCAGGTTCCAAACTAAGGTCGCTTGTGTTCGGTAATCCTATTATGTCATACGACGACTTGGATGTTTACGAAGAACCGACAAGTAACAGCTCTTATGTATTAACTGTAGATTGTGCTGAAGGTCTCGATTTGGATTATTCTATAATTCAGGTAGTAGATGTGTCGAGCATACCATATAAACAAGTTGCCAAGTATAGAAATAATAGAGTAGCACCGTTGGTATTTCCTAATATTATATACTCTATTGGCAGAAAATATAACGACGCTTTTATATTAGTTGAGACTAACAGTGTTGGTCAACAAGTAGTGGATATTTTACATTACGATTTAGAGTATGAGAATATATTTAGATTAGAGTCTCATAACATTAAAGGTCAAAGTATATCGTCTGGGTTCAAAAGGTCTGCAGGATTTGGAATAAAAACCACAAAATCTGTCAAGAAAGTTGGTTGTGCTAATCTAAAAGCAATGATTGAAAACGACAAGATAACGCTTACGGATTTTGATACAATATCTGAGCTAAATACATTTACAAGAGACAGAGATACGTATAAAGCTGAAGAAGGAAATCACGATGACCTATGTATGGGTCTTGTTTTATTTGCGTGGTTAACCGCACAAAGTTTCTTTAAAGAATACACAAGCACGGATATTAGACAGCAGTTGTTGGACCACACAAATACTATCATAGAAGATA